CAAGATACTTAGATCTACGTAAATTAATAACACATACAAAACACACACAGGAGAACTAAAATGACTAATAAAAACCCATTTGAAATTCGAGCTGATATGCTTGGACTTGCTAAAGAATATATGGATCAACAATACCATATGAATATCCAGTTCGCTGAGAACATGATGGAGCAAGGAAATAAAACTGTAGAAGAAGTCAAAGAATCTTATAAGATGTATTCTATGGATGAGTTAATGGAAAAGGCAAAGGAAATGTATTCCTTTGTTTCCAAAAAAGACTAAAATAATTTTTATTTAACGGTTGACATTTTAAATAAAAGTATTATATAAATATAGATGGAAGCGCCAATGGGTTTCCATCTATAAACGCCGGTCATCTGACGGTAAATTTACATACTCGCTTTATAAGGAGAAAACTATGAACACTCGTAGGTTCAACACAGATCTATTAAACGATCCATTTTTTATTGGTTTTGACGATATACTTAACAAGTTAAACCATCCTGGGCACACCAACGCCTCAAATTATCCACCATACAACTTAATTAAAACTGGAGACGATACATTCCTTATCGAGCTCGCGGTTGCTGGTTTTGATCAGGAAGATTTTGATATTGAATTGCACGATGGTATTTTAACCATCCAAGCAGATGTTAAAGACACAGACTCAGCAACAAATTATTTGCACAAAGGTATAGCTGCAAGAAACTTTGTTCGTAAATTTACTCTTGCTGATACAGTTGAAGTATCAGGTGTATCATTACACAAAGGGATGCTAACAGTTCAATTACTTAACGTAATACCTGAAAACAAAAGACCGAGGAAAATCGCGATCTCAAATGGTCCTGAACTTCTTATGGAATAAAATTAGAAGGGGAGCGATTAAGCTCCCCTTTTTAATGCACTCCGCCCGGTCTTGAAAATACATCTAGATCTGATGTATTTTTTCCAAGCGAGTTTATCACAGTTCTAGTAGATCCACCCTGCACACTATTATTTGTAATTGGCGCTAATGTTACGGGCGCGTAGGTAACTGCGCCAGCCACTTGATTCATAGCTGCACCAGCCACTTGATTTATACCAGACATTATCGGTTGAAAGCTTTCATCAAAATAACTTTTAAGAAATTGACCTCCAGGAGTTGTTTCCGGAACTACCGCTTCTCTTCCGTGAAGTACAGCAAAAGATCCTTTACCAAAGTCTTGGAACCCCCTTGTGCCTTCTGCAAATTGCGCAGCACCGACCATATCTTCCCAAAGGTCCATATTTTTTTGGTTTTCTTCTAACATTGCTTTTGTAGGCAGGCCCTTGACCTTTGAAGCTCTATCACGTATTGCTTTCCGCCCAAAATAAATCATCGCTTCCGCGCCGTCTTCAGGGTCAGTTGCACCAGTATTGTATATATACCGCTGGAGATCTTTAAAACTTTCTGCATCTCCGGAAAGTGCTTTAAATACTCTGTCCTGGTTTTGATTAGCAGTGATACCTTGATCTGCATCTAACGGCATATTACCAAGAGCCGCGTTGTTTTCAGCTACAACCTTTTTAGCCGCGTCTATTTGCGCTTGGGGTAGGAACAAATTTGTTCTTCTTTCAGCTTCCATAGTAACGCGGCGTATTTCCTGTGCTTGCTCTTCAGTCGCGGTCCCGGCCTTTGCTGCTTCGATTGCAGGCGCAAGCTTTTCAACATCTTTTTTAAATTCAACAGCGGCCTTGTCTTTTTTATCTTTTAGCCAATCAAATAATACTTTGCCGATACCAAGAGCAAAACCGATCGCTGCGCCTACTAATGCACCTTGCGGGCCAAACATCATACCAAAAGCAGCGCCTGACGTCGTCATCGAAACAACATCAACGCCTGCCTTAGCAACACCTGCAACGGGTTTTGGAAAGTCTTGGTCGTCAATCCAACTTTTCAGCTCATCACCGTATGTGATATACGCACCAAGAACTGCAGCACCTATAGTTGCACCTAATAATGCGCGTCTTCTTGGAAATCTGCTCAAAGGATTACCATTTATATCGACTGAGTCTCTCATGAAACTCGTAATACTTTTTCTAAAACCAGGTGAAGTTGCCACAGCCGTCACGGATGCACCAAGCGCGCCCATTACGCCTTGCGCTGCAGTTTCCATCCGCATTTCTTTACCAAAAATAGTAACCATTTTATCTTTATCTAAACCCAACGCGTCAAGTACATCGTCGCCGAATGAGGCCGCTGCGCCCGCTGCTGCACCAACTAAACCCATTCGCCTGCCAAATGCAAGACCTATCATGCCACCAATTCCTGCAAAGTTTGCTGCCTCGCCAAAATTTGTTGCAGTAGCTCCATCCGCACCAAGTTGTAAAAGACCTTTCTCGGTTAGATCTCCTAAAATTTTTCCAACAGTAGGAGCTAATGTCGTAAGTAACGCTGCTTTTAAAGGCGCTTTGAGCATACCTAAAAGACCTGCAGCTGCAGCGCCGCCAAACCCTCCTACACCCGCTACTCCGAATAAATTTCCTAAGCCAAATCCGTTATCGGCAGAAATAGTCTTTGATGGTCTTGTGTCCTGTTCGCGTTCGACGTTTGTGCTGGGTCGATTGGCGACTGCTAAACGCTCAGCTTCTTCGATTTGACTCTTACGATTATCAACATCTGCTAGTCTAAGTTGGAGAGCGAGAGTCTTGCTTAGAATTTCTGTTTGGTTTATTATATTCTCGTTTATAGCGCTAAAAACACTTTCAAACTTGCCAAAATCTGTACGCAGCGATTTTATTGAGTTTGTACCAGTATTTCTAGTTAGCTGACCTTCAGCTTCAAGGCGAGCAACTATTTTATCGCTGATGTCTTCTGCCACTTTTTATTTCCTTTTACTCTCTTCGACTCTTTTTATGTATTCTACTAGCATTTCAAAATAGAGATCTCTCTCGTATGGTATTAAGTTTTCTACTTCTGATATTTGGTACTTATGATGCTGCGCCAATTGAAAAATAATTTGATAATATATCGCAAGATTTATGTGGGACAGCATTATATAAAAAAACTTTTCATACCCTCCAAGACAAAAACTTTATCATCGCCGTTTTTATTTACGTAAGGCATCTCATGTCTTAACTTTGGCATAGTATCAAAAAAGTGTTTTACATTTACTAATACATCGCTACTCATATCGTCCATAAAATTATCTATTTCTTCACGCGGAAAGTCTTTAAAATTGTGTACTTCATCTTCAGATGCAACTTTATCTAAACACGATATCATAATGTTATATGTAACTAAAGGATCATTTCCATCGCCTTCGACAAATTCAACAAATTCATTAATAGTTGGATACTTTAAAAACAAAGTATATTCTTCGTTTACTTTTATTTGCTTAGTATGACCTTCAGATGTGGTTACTTTTACATCGTCTAAGTTTAATTCAAGTTCTATGCTTTCGTCTGTATCAGGATCTTTTATTGCGAACTTTACATTATTATCAACAGACTTGGATCTTAATAATAAAAGTATATACTCAAGGTCAAACATTGAAAAATTATCAGCATCTACATCTATTAAACAATTATTTACAACTTGTTTTACGGAATTGATAGATAATTTTATATCATCGCCTTCTTGCGCAATTAATAGTATTTTTTCTTCCTTGACGGTAAACGGTCTATATCTTATTATATCACCCGAAGACGGAAGTACCATCTCAAACGTAGGCATGTCAATTTTTGGTAGTGGCATTCTATATTATCTCCTGTTTCAAAATATATTCCGTAAACCATTTAATCCTGATTTGATTTGCGAAAACGAATTATTTATATTGCTTTTAATTTGACCATATCTTGTAAATGCATTTACAGCATCTTGAATAGAAACCGGTAGATCACCCTGCCTTGTCATCACGCCGGTTGTTCCTAAAGTATTAATGTAATCTACGAAACCTGTTCCTCGCGAAAATCTTTCAACTGGTGAACCTGTTCTTGAACTTGTAACAGACATATGTGCATATGCAAAATTAATAGTTGCAGTTGCAAACGAATCGTTATCAGCCCACGATACATCAACACCACTAACTTGAGTTGGGAATGCATCATATAACGTATATTCATAATACTTTTGTGATTCGTCACTGCCATCAGTACTGTAGTGCTTAATTGATATATTACATGCGAAATCTCTTTTATAACCTATTTCATAAGGAAGCTGGTCATTTACCGCGGAAAAAGCTCCGTCTGAATAGTTGTAATTAATTACAGATTGCATCCACTGATGGAAAAATCGAAGCGCCATATGGTCAGAATCCAGCATAAACACTGCATTAAATTGGTCTGGCTGCACCGCGGTTGGAATAGATTGCTTAACACCAAAAGCGTTTGGATAATAATCCACGACACTGTAGTTTAAGCCGGGTATCGTTGCGGTTTGGCAGAAAAATCTAAGATCTCGCATTGACATACCATCTGACGCAATCGGCCCATTTAAAATTTCAACAACATATAAGTTTTTACGTGCGGGCCCGCCGTACTTATTCATAGTACTTTTAAATTCGTTTAGTTTAAATGGCATTTATCCAGCTCCGCCTCTTATTGTTTTTCTCGAGTCTGCCCAGACTCTTCCTTTTGAAGATTTTTCAAATTGTTCAGATGGTAAGAATAAAGCAATATCCCATTCAGTAGGATGTATATATACTAGTTTTGTTCTTATCTGAGACATTAAATAATGTTTCACTGTAGGTTTGAATTCTCTATATTTTGCAGCGCCGTTAAGAATACTATATGATACTTGCATCTTTGTAGTTTCATCGTATTGCTGGTTTCCCGCTACTTCATATAAAGCATCCATTAAATTTGCTCGTAAAGGCAGGGGCAAGTAGTGAAAGTTCATACCAAGAAAGCCGCCTTTAGCTTTATTTATCGGAAATATAAGAGGAAACCGATCATAATAAGGAAGAGTTTCTTTATGTTTAGGATCATATAAAAACGTATACATATTACCAATACGAAATCTACTTTCATACCGATCTTCACCCATTTGGCGAATAAGTTTCGTTTCTTGTATGCTCGATCTCGCCACTTTACTTGCTTGGCTACGATACCAATCGCGCGCTTGCTTTGTTCGAGCTGGAACATTGCCTGAGCGAATACCCTTTAAAAGAATATCGTCAAATATTTTTGCTGTCATTACTTAATCCCTAATTCATGCTCAGTAAATATTTCAAATTTCCATCCCCTATCCGCGCAATATTGGCGTGCAGCTTTCCACTTAGACTCGTTAACACCATAGGTTTTAACTTCGTTTATGTATCTTCTCGAAAGCCTCCCTGAAGGAGTTGAATTTTTCTTTTTAATATCTGGCGGTCTTGTTTGTGCGTAAGGTTTTATCTCTATCATAATGGTCTCGGTCGTGCTATCAGGTAATCGTTTTTTTACAACTACGTCAGGATAATATCTGTGTCTTTTTCCATCTATTGGAGACATATAAGGAACTATTACTTCTTCAGATTGCCACCACAACACGTCTGGGTGATCGTCAATATAACGAAAGAATTTAAATTCCCACAATGATCTGTATATGATCTTTGAAGGGTCTCCCTTATATTTTCCTGGGTGTTTCGGCCTAAACCGTCCTTTATAAGCCACGTGGGGTCCAATGTTTTGTATAAATAGAATCAAAAGTACTAACGTATATATCTCTATTTATAAAGGAATACGAATTTGCCCGGACCTGGATATGGCTATTTTGATAGACCAGAACAAGCAATCGCGAATAGCAAGAACTCACAAAGCTCGTCATTTTTAAATTTCCCTTTAAATATTGGAGCGCACAGTATACTCTTGGCGTTTAACAAATACGCCTTCGTTCCTCCTGGAGAAAGGGGATTAAATTCGTTAGATGGTGGTTCTATCAGGAACCGTCGCGCAGGGGGTTTTGGTCCTATACCAAGAGGAACTGACGTAATACAATTACCTTTGCCGGCCAACATTCAAGATACTTATAATGTTCGAACGAGTGGCAATGACCTGGGCGTTGGCGGCGGGTATGCGGCAGAGGGGGCAGCAGGATTTGCTGGCGCGGGTGATATAACTGCAGGCGCACTGGGCGGCATTTTAGGCAACGCCCTTCCTCAAGTAAATTGGCAGCAGATACTAAATCCGGATTTAGATCAAGCTTCGAAAAACGTTTCCTTTCTCGGAAGAAGAGCAATAGATAGTTTACTTTCTGGAGCGGGCCGCGCCGTTGACCAAGGTTTAGGAAACACAGTTAATCCTAAATCATCTTTGTTTTTCGAAGGTGTGAATTTAAAACAATTTGATTTTAGCTGGACTCTCGCTCCTACCGAAAGCGCAGAATCTAATAGAATAAGAGATATTATAACAACAATTAGAAGAAACATTCTGCCTACATACGGGAGTGCAGTGGGCTTAAATAAAGTTTTACTAAATTACCCTAGCACAGTCGACATATTCTTTTTAGGTATCGACGACAGCTATTTCTTTAAATATAAAACATGTATGGTTCAGCAATTTCAAAATAATTATACTCCAAATGGGTTAGCTATTGTTACTGGCGGTAAACCGGCTATGGTATCAATGAATATGACTCTTATGGAAATGGACATTCACACGTCTGAAGATTACGGGGGTGTTGGTTCGGGGACGGGTGCCACAATAAGCACCGAAGATGCGATGCCCCTTCAGGTCACGGGAGCGAGGTAAGTTAAATGAGCGGAGAATATTTTGATAAATTTCCAGAAATAAAATATAATAATGTTCTTGTTAAAGATATAACGAGGAGAGTAAAATTTTTAAAGGAAAGCCTGGAAGATCCTTTTACCTTTTTGCCATATACGGTTAAAGAAGGTGAACGCGCTGAAGATATCGCGTATCATTATTACGGTGATGCGAATTATGCCTGGCTAGTATATTTAGCAAACGATATTATAGATCCATACAACGAATGGCCAATGGACGAACACACGTTTAATCAATATTTAATGGCTAAATATGCTGGCACTGTTGGCGATCTCAAAGGGTACGAGTTAGTCGATTTTATTAGAAATACAACCATAACAGATAATGTACTCTATTATTACAAGGAAGTGTAAAAATGGCAGTTGATATAATAAAAATTGGTCCTGAAAGTTTTCAGACATTATATGCTCGCAAAGAAAATAACATCATAATGAGAACTGAATCGGGGCGGAGAATAATTATCCAAAGAATTATTCCTGGAGAGTGGATTCCGTACCGTATTGGAGATTCTGAAGACACCATGAACGATAATAAAAGAAACATTCGGCTTATTGATAGAAACGCTCTATCAAAAATTGAAAAAGAGTTATTAAGCAAATTAAATGAGTGAATTTATTCTACCAGGTCAATACAAATTATTAAGCGCTGTTTTAGTTTCTGATACAGCGCAATCTATTGACCTGGGCGTATCCGGTCAAGGTTCTTCAAATGAATTTTCTGGATTTATACCAGTCTTTGTAATTGAAGAATCAATTAATTCTGATTGCATAAAGGGCTACGCGGAAATTATCGACAACGTCGGAATTCTTGAAGATTTGCCTATACGCGGCGAAGAGCATTTAATTTTTACTATCGAAGACGCTATGAAAAATCGCAGAATTTACGAGATGCGAATTTACAAAGTTGCTAACGTTGAAATAAACAACTCAAATGACGGCGTAAGATATGAAATCCATTTTGTGTCGAAATCAAGATTTAATGTTAACTCACGACGGGTATTAGAACCGTTTGAAGATAAAATATCGAATATTGCGTCAACCGTGTTTAATAATTATTATACACAGCAGGAAAATTCTCCTAATTTTGTTGTTGAACCGACTGAAGGCGTGTTTCGTTGCGTAATACCAAATTACACTCCAATCCAAACGATGAATTTTTTAGCGCAGCGTGCGTATAGCACATCTAGCCCATCATGTTCTTTTAGATTTTTTGAAACTGTCCATAATCATTTTTTTGTGTCTGACGAATATTTAATTAAAAGAGCATTAGAAAATATAGATAATATTAAAGAATTTAGTTACAGTGATGCCTTAGATAAATCCGGTGCAGAATATTCACAACAAATGCAAAATCTAATAACTATTAAAAACGAAGATCGTATTAATACTATGAAAGATCTTTCTTCGGGTGCGTATCGCAGTCACGTTATTGAAATAGATTTAGTAAAAAGACGAGCAAATCTTCCAACTAAATCCACGCTGCATTCTTATAATTACGAAAACGAAAAGTCAAAATATATCTCAACTGCTGGGTCAGGGAAAAATGTAGGAGTTCATTCTCCTGAATTTGAAAATTCTTATTTTACACAAGAAAACGAAAAACGATATATGGTTGTTCGAGACTATGCTAACGACAGTGGCGAATTTCAGTTAAGGGGAGATCAGTTTCTTCCAGAAATAGTTGCAAACAGAAGTGCTTATCGTCACCATTTAAATAATACTATTGTATATGCAACAGCGAATGGAAGATTAGATTTAAACGCTGGAACTCTAATAAATGTTAAATTACCACAATTTACTGCGGCGTCACAAAAAGATTTAAATCCGCAATTATCCGGATATTATATGATAGATACTATAACACACAATTTCACGAGAGATGTGCACACTACCGCTCTTAAATTACTTAAGTATGATTGGAGCACAGAATGAAAGAAACCGGTGTTGGAATATTAGATCCACTCTTTTTTATTGGAGTTGTAGAAAATAATGTTGATGAGCGTCTCGAAGGAAGAGTTCAAGTACGTGCTTTTGGAGTACACGGAACAGTTCAGCAAGTTCCAACTGAAAGCCTTCCTTGGGCTACTCTTATACACGGCAGTTATGATCCTAACGCTGAATTACCACGTATAAATTCGTTTGTGTTTGGTTTTTTTGTTGATGGGCGAGATGCTCAACAACCGATGATCCTAGGATTAATCCCTACACAAATGACTGAAGTTGTAAATCCTGATGCAATCGGTTGGGGTAAAGTATTAGAAAAAGATGCTAGAATTTTAGCAAAAAGATCTTTACCTTCTGATATTGGTGAACCATCAAATTCTAGGCTAGCACGTGGTGAGCAAATCCAAGAAACTTATGTGTTTCAACAGGAAATGTCTCGCTCAAAGGAAATACCTATTGGAGATGCAAACCCTGATACTGCAGAAGGTGGAGATCGTGAATTTTTTGCAGAACCTTCACCAGCATATAACGCGCAATACCCGTTTAATAGAGTAATTGAAACTGCAAATCACTCTATAGAATTAGATGATACTCCTGGTGCAGAAAGAATTACTATATATCACGGTGCAGGATCTTATGTTGCTATTGACGCACGAGGAAGCACTACGCATAAATCTGTATCTGACAAATTTCAAATAAATGACAGAAATAATTACGTATATGTAAAGGGTAGGAATATCGTTACTATCGAGGGTGATTCTCAGGTTTACGTAAAAGGTAATAAAATAGAAGAAATTACTGGAGACTTAATTCAAAATGTTAGAGGAAACCATTACCTTTCTGTCGGCGGTAAATCTACTATTAACGCAAGTGATGAAGTTCAAATAAGAGGGGCTAAATTGCGTCTCAGCTCAAATGTAGAAGGCATTAATCTTAATTCAAATAAAAAAATAAATCTCGCGGCTGGAGATTCGATTAATATGCAGGCTCAAACTATGTTTATTAATGCTGCTGGCGATTTAAGTCTTAAAGCTGACCATCCAAAAATAGGTGGCGGAGCAAAAGTAAGTATTAGCGCAGCTGAAGTTGGTATTGATGATTACGTTTATATGGCACAGGGCGCTTCAGAAGCCCCAGATGGCGCTGTGACAGTTGCTGAAGCAGTAAACGCTGCAGAACCCGTAGGGAAATCTTTAAGTACGTCACGGAATGCAAATTACGACGGCGGAGCATTTGGGTCAAGCGGTTATGCATCGCAGGATGAGCCTGAAGATTATGACGCAGATGATTTAGCAGACGACATCACAGATACTTCAGCAGACGCTGAAATAAGTAATAGAGACTCAAACATCGGCGAAAAATCTGATATAAAAGACACGGAAAGAAATTCATCTTCAGGAAGCGATGTTGTAGAGGTTTTACAAAACGGAAAAGGCTTTAACGTTGTTAGATTAGCGGATGGCAGCGTCGTAAGGCGTCAAGGAACTAGGGCTTGGCGAAACAACAATCCCGGAAATATAGAATATGGAAACTTTGCTAAGAGCCAAGGCGCTATAGGAACTGACGGAAGATTTGCTATTTTCCCGGATTACGAATCTGGAAGAGGTGCGAAAGAAAAATTATTGTTTGGAACAAATTCTTACAAAAACCTTACTCTTTCAAGTGCGATTAATAGATATGCACCGTCGTTTGAAAATAACACTTCTGCGTATATTACAAACGTTGCAACATCAGCAGGCGTATCTCCAGGGACAAAAATGTCTAATATTCCAATAAGTGCAAGAACAAAAATTCTAGATGCGTTTGAACGCCAAGAAGGATTTAGATCTGGCAAAACAACTATTGTTACATAAATTATTATAAATTACTCATTTAAATATAAATAACTATATAGTAAATCAAAAAGAAAAAAAATGTCCGGTTCAAACATACCAACAAGAAATCATTGTATTATCCAAGTAGGATCAACGGCCTCTGTGCAAGAGGACGCTATTAATGCTGCAGTTAGTTCATTTGCAAATGAATTAAAATTTGGCACATATACAATTAATGATGCAAGCACTTTAAGTGATAGTTTTCAAATAGGCGAAACATTTAAAACTATCACTACTGCTGAACGAATTATTCAAGAATATGGTGAAAAACCTTTTTATGACGCTGTTACAGAGTTTAATTCATATTTTAAAAACGCAGAAATACAGAAATTAATTGTTGACGAAGAAAGATACCCAAATATTACAAAAAGATTAGCGGCAGGGTTTAGCTTTACTCCTACTGAAGTTGCTGAATTTACTGTTGAGTATCAATATGTACCAATTAAACTTAATGAGCAATCTCAAACAATTGTTCCAAAGCTTTTAAACGAAGTAGAAGATTTTTACAGTAATAGCATTTCAAGCGGAATACTTGATAAATTTTGCTCTCTTATGTCTTTTGCTTTCGATGTTATCGACGCTGCTACTGCTCTTAGAAATTTATCCTTATCTTTATCTTTAAAAGTTCTTATTGATAAAATTAAAGATCAAATATTAAGTGTAGTTACGAGAGTTATTGAAAACGTAAAAAATATTATTGATAATTTTAGCATAGAAAACATTATTGCAGAAGTAACAACAGCACTTCAAGAGAATATAGTATCGAGATTTTATGATATTAAAGAAAAGGCTCTGAACTTTTTCAGCGCCGAAAATATAGAAAATTTTAAAAATAAAATAAAAAATATGATAGATGACGTTCTTTCGTTATTCACAAATCCATCTTTAGATGAAATAGAATTTCTCATATATAGGTTTTGTAATTTTGGTTTTCAAATCGAGAATGGTATTAAAAATCTTATAAACCCGTTAACAGAATACACAGATAATTACCAATCTGCTTTAAACGCAATTACATCAAGTTCAAATAGAGCTACAGCAAACGCAATAAAAGCTGGCGCAATCCGCGTTTCACCAACACAGAGATCAGCTGTTATAAGTACTAGTAGCCAGACACAGAGTCAAACTAGTGACCGTCCAGCGCAGGTTGGCGACTTTAATAGTGTTACACAATATAATGAAGGTAAAGGCGATTCACGAATTACATTTGCAGGAGGAGCGCTTCGACCTGCATCTACGAGAGAAGGAACAAAACCGCCAGCGTGGCGATGGGAAAATACAGCCATGGCCTCGCGCATTAAGCTTATGAAAGTACAAAAAAGATTTGGACAGCAGTTAACTGTTACGAGTGCAAGAAGAACGTACCAAGAGGGTTTGTTCCTGTGGAATAGAGACTTAAAGCGAAATGGTGGAAAACCTAGTGGTAGAGTAGCACGTCCCGGTAGTTCAAAACATGAGCAAGGGCATGCATACGATATTTATTGGGTGGGATATCCTGCTAGACGCAAAGAGTTTCTTGAAATTGCTGTAAGCGAAAACATGCGAGGAATTGGTGGTTATACAAGCTTTGTTCATATAGACGAGGGTCCTCCACGTTTTTGGGGATCTGTAGACGGCGTAAATCCTAGAGGATAAAAAATGGTAGTAAAACTTATAACTCCAAGATTAAAAAAGAAGAATTTATATTCTGATATCCACAAGGACTTGGCAGCAAACCCAATAACAGGAGATCTTGCTCTTAGGAGAGACGAAGAATCTGTTAAAGAATCAATAAAAAATATTATTCTTACAGACCAAGGTGAAAGACTTATGCAGCCTCTTATTGGAGGTAATATTCGCGCGATGTTATTTGAAAATAACACACCAGCTGTTATGAAAATGATACAGGAGCAAATAAGAACTACTATCGAAACATATGAACCTCGATGTTCTCTTATAGATATAAATGTTCTTTCGCTAGCCGATGAAACTAGCATTAAAATAGATATATATTTCTACATAAATAACATTGCAGAACCAATTGCACTCACAGTGTTTCTAGAGAGGACTAGATAAGATATGGCGACCAAACCAATTAACGAACTGGATTTTGCAACCATTAAGGATCAATTCATTACGCATCTGAGAAATCAGACACAGTTTAAAGACTACGATTTTACTGGTGCGAATATGAATGTCTTGCTCGATGTTCTTGCGTATAATACCCACATAAACAATTTTTATACCAATATGGCAATCAACGAAATGTTTCTTGATTCCGCGGTTATTAAAAATTCTGTAGTCTCGCATGCAAAAGAATTAAATTATTTGCCTCGTTCGCGGAAGTCTGCGAAGGCTGTAGTAAACGTAACATTGCGAGATACAACTGAAGCTTCTTCTACAATTACAATTCCTAGGTTTACTGAATTTACTGCAAACTTCGCGAATGATAATTACACGTTTATAACGGACCAATCGTACGTTGCTAGAAAAACTGCTGATGGCGTATTTGTAGCGACTAATGTTGAAATATTTGAAGGGCGGATTTTAACTGCGTTTGAAAAAGACGGGTTTTTCCTTGAAGCAGATAACACCTTTAAGTGTAATTTAACAAACGATGGCATAGATACTAATACAATCGAAGTATTTGTTGATGATGAGTTTACAGAAGGACAGAACCAGTTTTTCTATACACGCGATATTTTTGGCGTTACTCCAACAAGTAAAGTCTTTTATTTAGAGCCGCATTTTGATAATAGGTATTCTATATATTTTGGTGGAAATATATTTGGAGAACAACCCGGTCTAGATATTGACGTAAAAATACAATATCGTATATGCAGTGGAACTGAAGTAAATGGAGCTAACGCGTTTGCAACTTCGTTTAAGCCAAATTCAACAGTGACTACAGTAACCGCCGCAGAAGGTGGATCTGAACGTGAAAGTTTAGAAAGCATAAGGTATTTTGCGCCGAAATCAATTCAGGTGCAAGAACGAGCAATTACAGCATCTGACTATCAAATCATATTAAGCCAAAGATTTCCAGAAATAAAAAGTGTATCTGCTTATGGCGGAGATGAATTAGTTCCTCCTCGGTACGGAAGAGTTGCAATTTCTGTAAACCTACAGGGTGAAGGCTTATTATCCGAAACGAGTAAAAACACTTATTTAAGATACCTATCTGATAAAACTCCTCTTTCGATTGAACCAATTTTTGTAAATCCTGAATTTTTATATTCAGAAACAATTGTTGATGTAATTTATTCAAAAAAATTCACAACAAAATCTACACAAGAGCTCGAGTCTTTAATAAGAGTAGCAATTGCATCTTATAACACTTTAAACTTAGATGATTTTGGCGAAACACTACGAGTTTCAAAACTTATGTCTATTATTGACGATATCGATGCTGGGATATTAAGCAACAACGTTTGTGCAAATCCTATTATTGAATACGCGCCTATTGTTAATTTGAATTTAAGCCCAAGTTTTAAATTTGGAACCCAGCTTGTTAAACCGTATCCTTACGATACGACGATAGGTCTATCTGATTTTAAACCGTCAATCACAAGTTCTACGTTTACGTATAAGGGCATTTTATCTAAAATGATCGATGATGGCGCGGGCAATATTGCTATTGTTAGCGTTAACAACTTAATTCAAACAATAACCAATCCTTCAGTAGGAACAGTCGACTATACTTTAGGTGAAGTAAGGTTAGTTAATTTTTCCGTAGAATCATTTGTTGGAGAAGCAATCAAAATATACGCAGCTTCAATGACTCCAAACATCATTGCGCCAAAAAATAGAATTATTTCTATTCGAAGTGAAGATATTCAAATTAAATTTGTAGAGTCATTATAATGCCTACCCCAGTAGATAAACTTATATCGTTTCACATTGAAAGGCAATTCCCCGCTATATATCGCGAGGAAGGTCAAGACTTGGTGCAATTTGTAAAAGAATATTATAAATTTCTTGAAACAAATGAAAATCAAGGTCTTTACAACGGCCGCAGGCTATTTGAATATAAAGATATTGATAGCACTCTTGAAAGAATGTTAATATTCTTTAAAAATAAATATCTTGCGGATCTACCTTTTGACGATACAACAATTCGCATTATCGTAAAAAATGTGCTCGGACTTTATCGCCGTAAAGGGACTCCAGCAGGACTGGAATTGTTTTTTAGATTATTCTATAACGAATTCGTTAAAGTATATTATCCAGCAAAAGATATATTTAAGGCTTCTGATTCTAAATGGAACGCTGGTAAATATCTGCAATTATTTCCAAACGCTGGTATATTTACATCAACAAAAACAGGCACGCAATCCGTGTACAGTGATATCATTAACACTCGTATTACTGGAAGAACTTCTGGTGCAACCGCGACAGTTGACAAAATAAGCTTTATTATATTAAACAATTCTTTTTTACCTTTAGTTTTCCTAAATGATGTTGTTGGTGAGTTTTTACCAGCAGAGGGAATTACCTCTGAAATAAATGGCACTCCGATTAACTTTGGTGTTGTAAATGGTTCTTTAAGTAGTATTAATATTGATGTTGATGGTACCGGAGGCAATGCTGTAGGGGATATAGTCACGTTAAAAACAACGCCTGACGGAGTTGGAGCTCAAGGACGTGTTTCAAGTGTAAGTGATTTGGATACGGGCGAAGTCGATTATGAAGTAGAAGACGGCGGATGGGGATACACGATAGATACTACTCATTTGTATGTATCAAATCAACTCGTATTTTTAGAAAATACTCCACCAAACTTTCTTCCGCTCGAAACCCTAGAAGATGATTTAGGTAACCGAGGAGCTGTTGTAAATCAAGGTGACTTTTTTGTTGGTGTAAGAATGGAAGCTGGAAGTGAGTTTTTAAACACATCTATTATTAGCACAGTTGACAGGACACCTAATATTGATATACAAACACTATCGAACGTGCAATTAAAAGTTTCTCCAAAAAATATTACTTCGCCGGGGGCCCTTTATCCAGAAACTCAGGATGTAACTAATGTTGTAGTTGGTGGATTAGAAAACATAGAAACTGTTAGTCTTATATTCGATGTTATAGGAAATTTTGTTAATGTGCCATTAAATGCATCAAACTATAATGATGTACCACCGGCCTCAACACCAATGTCTGGAAACACAAATCCGGTCGATATTACCACTCAAATAGATGAGGCGTTTGATTTAACCGATGTTGACCTTGGTACTATTGTTAGATTTGATAATATTAATCCTGGCTCTGGTTATATTAACGACGTTGTTACTTTAACGTATGACACGCGCATGGCTACCTTTGAAAGAAGACGTCAATTAGTTACGTTAAACGCGATACCATCTAATTTAAGTATCGGTGACGAAATATCTCAAGGATCTTCTCAAGGTAAAGTCGTCGGAATTATTAACAATACAATAGCGTTAAGACCTTACAAATACAGCGGCTTCGAAGCTTCGACTCCAATTACATATGGTGGAGTAAATTTCCCGATTGTTAGTATATCTCGAGATTATGGAAACGATAAAACCGCAGGCAATAACGCAACAGTAAATGCTATAACAAATTTCCAAAAAGGCATAATAAGAACGGTCGATATTCTGGAATCTGGTTACGGCTACGTAGATAATACACGGGCTGAAGTACTTAAGAATGGAACTGCAGTTTCTAGCGGAATTGTAACCACGGGCGGGCAGGGGTCAGTCGGAGGTTATTGGTCAACTTACAACTCGCATGTTAATGGTTATAGAAATGTAAATAATAATTTAGAATATTACAGTTCAGATAAATATATACAAGATAGCGAATATTATCAAGAATATTCGTATGAGGTTCAATCAAAATTAAATATTGAAAACTACGAAGAAGCTCTTAAAGACATTACCCACATTGCTGGTACGAAAATTTACGCAAGATTTAATCTCGAAGAATTTATGTCTTCACCGATTTCAGTTAGAATTGACATTAATCGTTCTGAAACATAATTAAGTAAGATTTTCTATTATAAATAAGTTAAAGAAATCCTGAGGAAAAAATGACAGTAATCACTAGTAAATATAAATCAGATGAGGCGCGTCTTTTTGTAGAAGATGTGGCGTATAATGATTACTACTTATTTACATCAAGCATATCAAATACTACGGTGGAAAACACTGCCGTGTCTAAAAGATCTTTTTTAGAAAAAACTATTTTCGGAAAAAAGCTATTGTCTGAAAATGTTTTTTATGTAATAAAGAATAACGTTTGGCAAACCGGGGAAGCTTATGCCCAGTATGACGACGCTGCGGATTTAGAAGATAAAAAATACTATACAGTTGTTTATCCACAAGACAACACAACTGGCGATTATAAAATTTATAAGTGTTTATTTAATAATTACAGTAGCCTGTCAACCAGTCCTCCAAACTATCAGACAACAACACCAGATCAAATATATATCATGCCAGACGGTTATATTTGGAAATACATGTATTCTCTTACTGTATCCGAATTTAATAAGTATAATACTAGGGGATATATTCCAATTATAGAACCAAGCGTTGCTGCCAATACTGTAATATCATCTACGAGTACTGTAGATCAAGTATTTGTTACGAATAAAGACCAGAACGCGGGATATGAAAACGTAATAGGCACTATTTTTCAGGTTCTAAGAGCGCCAGTAAACACAATTACACTCACGCCAAATGCTGGCAGTGGGTTAAATGGAATTGCTAATTATTATTCTGGCTATAGTTTTTATGTTACAAATCAAAATACACGATCGCAAGTGTACGAAATTAATACTTATTCATTTAATGCAACTACAGGACGGGCGACAATTACATTAGTGGAAGGAACACCACTCGATAGCATTTTAGTCGACGCAGCTGACTTTAATATTTTACCAAGAGTTGAAATAAAGGGCGATGGATCTGGAGCGATAGCAATACCAAGCGTAAACACTAGTGGGTCTATTGTAAGTGTTACTGTGTTAAATAAAGGTTCTAATTATACACACGCCACAGCTGTGGTTGTTGATCCGTTCGCGTTTAATCCAAGCGCTACAGGCAGCCTAGACACACGAGTTATACTTAGACCAGTACTTTCTCCTGAAGGTGGTCATGGCACAAATATTTCAGACGAACTTAGTTCTACTCGCGTTTTAGCATATACTGAATTAGATGCGGTAGATAATACTTTTATTCCTTATACGAATTCTTATTCGAGTATTGGAATTGTAAAAAATCCAGAGTTTAAGGAAGTAACTTATCCTACTATTTTTGATAATAGAATAGAATTAGCAGTGGATACAAACCCCTTCGCCGTTAACGAAACTGTTACACAAATCGAAACCGCAAATACTAACAGTGACTTTTTTAATAACACACGGTTTAGTGCAAAAGTTCACGCGGTGTCTGGCGACTATGTTTATTTAGCTGAATATTCTGGACCATATCCAAACGATCAAGGTACATATGCAAACACAGATTTTAGTGATATATCTTTGGATATTAATTTGCCATTAATTTCTTCTAAGAGCCAGTTAATTGCAATAAATACAGATAACAGCCCAGCTTATACTGGAAATTATGATTCCACTTACCCAGGTTTTAAATTATCTCCGTATGTACAAAGAACTGGCGAAGTATATTATATGCACAGTTTCCGCCCTATTACAAGGACGGCGAGCTCAAGAGAACAATTTAAAATCGTCCTTGAATTTTAAGAGAGAAAAAGATGCCAATTAGTACAGATCTTAATGTCGACCCATATTTCGATGATTACAATTTAGAGAAACAGTTTTATAAAGTTCTCTTTAAGCCGTCATATCCTGTTCAAGCCAGAGAACTTACTCAGCTTCAAACTATACTTCAAAACCAAGTAGAACAATTTGGCGATAACATTTTCAAAGAAGGCTCTATTGTTAAGGGTTGTAATTTTACAGAACTCAACGACATTAAATTTGTTAAGGTTACTGATAAAGCCGGTTTTAGTATTTCTAATTATGTTGGATCTCAAGACACTGTAACTATATTAGGTCAGTCATATGCTCGAAACAATACATACGAGCTGCGCGGTGTAGTTACTGGCGTAAAGGCATCAGTCGTCGCGGCGACCAGCGGCTTCGAAACAAGAAACCCAAATTTAAATACATTTTTTATTAACTATATTACGTCTTCTGGAGCAAACAAAGCATTCCAAACTGGCGAGCTTTTAAACATTTACAAAATAAGTACAGTAGAAGTAGCGTCTGGTGTTAATCGTACTGAAACATTAGTAGAGTCTATTAACGTTACTTCGTTTGTCGCCGCAACTGGATCTTCCTTCGGATTGCGTTCTGCACCAGGTGTTATTTATCAACGTGGCCACTTTTTATACGCTGAAGAACAATTAATTATTGTATCTAAATATTCTGATGCGCCTAACGACTTATCAATAGGATACGCGGTAGAAGAAAAAGTCATTAACTCGTTTACTGACACGTCTTTATTAGATAATGCAAATGGTTCGTTTAACCAAAACGCGCCAGGCGCAGATCGTCTTAAATTAGTTCCAATATTAAAATCTTTTTCAACTGCACAAGCAGCTGTGAACGCTGACTTCTTTTCGCTAATTCGATATTCAAATGGAAATTCTGTAGTATTAAGAAACGTCTCTCAATACAACGTGCTCGGCGATGAAATGGCTAGACGCACCTTTGAAGAATCTGGTGACTACGTAGTAAGAGGATTTAAGCCAAAAATAATAAGAAAAAATGGTAATCTTACAGCGTCTATTTCGCCTGGCCTTGCGTATATAAAAGGTTATCGTATTGAAACAACTGCAGAGATTTTTCAGCCAATTACAGAAATCGCTAATACGGCGATAGACTCGAGAGCGAACCAGCCAGTTTCTTTCGAGTACGGTTCGTATGCAAAAATACAAGATACGAATACTACGGGTACAGTTTCGCTCGGGACGTTTGATCAAGTGCAGCTTTTAACATCATCCGGCACATCTGCAGGAACCGCAAGAGTTCGCAACATAACTGACGATAAAATATTCTTATTTGATATTCGCACTACAGGCGGATTAATTTTCACAGACGTTGACGAAATTGTTGGGACAAGCGGGTCTATAACAATTGCTAATAATTCTGTTATTCAAGAATCTAGTAAATCCGCTATGTTATTTGATACTGGCATGATAGGCCTTGCCGCAATGAGCAACGCATCAATTCCAGTAAGAGCGCAAAAAGCTTTATCTGGATTAACTAACACTACAATTTTAATATCACCCAACACCGGTGAAGACTTTACTGTAAATAACGACGACGCTCTTTTTATTGACGCAACAAATACAAAAATAGATATTTTAAATAATTCCGTAGCAGGATCAGCGCTTAATTTAACACTAAGCGCGACACCATCTGCAACCGCGACATTATATTATAATAAAAGAATTGCAAGTGCTTCGCCATTTACAAAATCTTCAGAAACACTTTATGTAAAATGCGACTTTGCAAATCCACCAATTACCTCTGCAAATTCCAAATACAACCTAGGATTCCCAGACGTATATGAAATCACATCAATTGCAGACGTAAATGGAAACGATGTTACAGATAGCTTTAGATTAAGATCTAACCAAAAAGATAATTACTACGATCATTCTTATATCGAGTTTGTCCCTGGCCGAGTTGTTCCAGATCCTGGCGAAATGCTTGTTGAAGTAAAAGCGTTCAAGCTTAACGATACAACAGGAAATTATTTCTTTAATATAAACAGTTACCCCGCGGCCGTAGGAATAAATAAATTACAACCTTATACTTCGTCGGCTGGTGTTATATACAACCTTAGAGACAGTGTAGATTTTAGACCGTATGTTGAACCGTTATCTCCTGCTACCTACTCAAACGCAGCAGTTGTCGGAACAGCGCCTTCAGTTAGTACTTCTGCAACTGGTGTAAACGTCACTCCTGCTTTTTCTAGCTCATATGAAATACTTACTCCTGCTTATAACTTAGCTGGTCAAGTAGATTATACTTATTATTTTGGTAGAAAAGATGCAGTTGTCTTGGACTCTTTTTCTAGTATTTCCATACTGAAAGGAATTGAATCTGAAATTCCACGTGTGCAAACCACGCCTAGTGATCAGTTAAAAATTGCTGAGATTTTTATTCCTGGTAGACCCGCTCTTTCACCAGCTGAAGCGTATGCTCAAAATAGAAGTGAGTATTCTGCAACAATAAAGCAAAAGGGTACTCGCGGGTACGACATGAAGTCTATAGAAAACATTGAACAAAAAGTAGACACTTTACAATATTATGTTCTTCTAAGTACGCTTGAAGCTGATACCAAAAATCTAAACATCATTGACGAGAACGGCTTAAGTCGATTTAAGAACGGTATTATAGTAGATCCGTTTAACGATCTTAGTATTGCAAACTTAGAAAACGCAGAATATAACGCGGCAATAGATTTTACAGAAAAGTCTCTTATGCCTGCAGTGAAATCGTTTCCAATTAATTTGAAGCTCAAGACCTTCGCAAACGCAAGCGTATTTCCAACGTCTACAAACCCAATTACAGGTTCTTTACAAAGAGATTCTGACGTTACAATCATTTCTCAGCCTTTTGCAACATCGTTTAGAAACTGCGTAAGTAATTTTTATAATTACATTGGCACGGGAACGCTGTCTCCAGAATACGACGCGTTATACGACACCGTTACAAATCCAATAAGCATAGACATAGATCTAACAACTCCGTTCACACAATTAGTTGATGCTATACAAGAATTTGTGCCATTAACTTCTACAACGACAGAAAATCTAGGTTCTTTTACCACAGGAACAAGAAGATCAGGAACAACAACTATTACTGGCTTTAGAGATACAACTAATAGTGTGCAATTATCTGGTGAAAAGGTCAATGAGCAAAAAGTCGGTGATTTTGTTACAAACTTTAATTTTAATCCGTATATGAGATCAAGAGAAGTAAATGTGTTTATGTCTGGTTTAAGACCTAACACTCGACATTATTTCTTCTTTGATGAAGAAGATGTAAACGCAAACGTGTATCCCGCAGCTGGTGCTCCTAGTAGTATAAACAACCCGGCATTATTTACACGAGCTGGAAACATTGGAGCCGCAATAACGTCTGATGCAAACGGAATTGTGCGCGGCGTATTTAAAATACCTGAAAGCACTTTCTTCGTCGGAGACAGAAAATTAGAAGTAGTAGACGTTGATACATACACTTCAATAAGTTCTGCGAAAACATCTTACGGCTCATTAATATATCGCGCGTACAACTTTTCAGTTGAAAAATCATCGTTGTCTGTATCTACGAGAGCTCCTGAAAACTTTACGCAAACTACGACATCTGAAAGATCTGTTACTCGAAGACAGGCTCCGCAACGAGATGACAATAGCGGCGATCCACTTGCACAAACATTTTTTATTAAAAGCGGCATGGGTGTAGGATCGGAAACAGTATTCATATCTAAGTTAGACATATTCTTTAAAAGAATAAGTACCACAAACGGTATTACAGTAGACATAAGAGAAGTAATTAACGGATATCCTTCGTATGTGTCAGTACCGTTGTCAAAAGTGCATTTAAACCCAACCGAAATACCGGTTTCTGATGACGCATCACTAGCTACGAGCGTAGTATTTAAATCGCCAATACGCTTAGATGCAGAAAAAGAGTATGCGTTTGTTGTTAAACCTGACGCTAATGATCCAGAATATTTGCTATTTACTTCTAAGGTTGGGGCAGTTGATCTTACTCCAGGTGCAACTAATGGTCTTACTATTACTCAAGACTGGGGCGACGGTGTTCTTTTCTCGTCTACTAACAATCGCGCTTGGCAATCTTATCAAGACGAAGATGCTAAGTTTATATTGTATCGTCACAACTTTAGTACATCTACAGGTACAATAACGCTTACTAATGACGACAATGAATTTTTCACTACAGCAAATAACGTTGGCCGTTTCGAAACTGGCGAATTTGTTTATACTGACGAGCCATTAATTGGATCTACTTCAAGTTCTGTAAGCGTTATTGCAGGAAGCACCACTATAACGGGAACTGATTTATCTAGTACGTATAGCGCTGGAGATTACATCTTGCTTGATGACGGGTCGACAAATAAGCAAATATTTAAAGTTGTAAATTCAACCACTTCAACAATCACTGCAGATAGAAACGCATTCTTTACTGCAACAGTAAATTCCAATCCGATTACAGTTGGCGTGATATCACACTACGACTTTAGATATCCAACAGGTATGATACTAGAACGTTCTTCAGCTACTTCAACCAGAAAATTTGAAGCTGGCGATAGTATTATTGGGTTTGATAGTGGAGCTACTGCTGCGATTGATTCGGTCAATAATAAAACTATTAGCTATATACAGCCTATGATTTCAAGAACAAACGATATAGTATCGAGTACATCTCTTTCTGGATCTTTCACTGGATCGTTGTCTAGCGGAACATATAGCCAAGGAGTTGCTTTTAATGATAAGACTCTATTTGCAAAACAAGGTATATCTATATCTAGTAAGTCTAACGACATTCCTGGGGATGACAGATTAAATTTAATTGTAGAATTAGCCAATGGTTCAAACGTTACATCATCTCCTTTAATAGACATTGAAACAGCAGCCGTTCTTGCAAGCGAATGGCAAATTACCAATGATTCAAATACAACATCAAAGTATATTTCAAGAACCGTAGAATTATCAGAAAACTTAGACGCGGAAGATTTTAAGTTATTTACAACCGCCTATCGGCCAATGGGCACAGACATAAAAATCTTTATTAAGCCACAGGCTGCTGATGACTCGAGCACATTTGATACAAATGTTTGGGTAGAATTAGAAATTACCGAAGGTGCTAACTTATACTCTTCAGTAAGTAATACGAGTGATTTTAAAGAGTTCGTTTATGCTGTTAAAGCTGCAGACAAAACAGCTGGAGTATTAACATATACAAATGGAATATCAACGTTCGAAGGTTATCGCAGATTCGCAGTTAAAATAGAATTGCACTCTGAAAACATATTTAAAGCGCCTAGATTATTAGATTACAGAGGAATTTCGTTAACATGATAAGAGATTCAAAATCTAACGCTTTAATTAACAACGACGTCGCGGCTCTTAATAAATACAAATTAGAACGTAATCGAGTTCAAAAAATTGAATCTCTTTTAAAAGAAGTAAGAGAAATCAGAAAAGTCATAACTTCAGTTTGCGAAAGACTTGACAGGATAGAAAGCAATTAAGATATGTCAAAACCAAATATAACTCCAGTCACAGTTACGCAGACCTTCCAATCATGGTTAGATAAAACTAATGACATCGTATCGCTATTACAAACGGATGTTATGACTGCATCTGCCCTCGGCGATTCAACGACTGGTGATGCTACACTCGTAGGTAACTTTACGGCTAGCAATATTATTGCTAATACATCGCTGCAGACGAACACTATTTCACCCAAAGCTGGGTTTAGTACAATCAGTGCCACGGCCCCTATTGAAATAAGCTCTTCCGGAGTTGTTACTCAAACACTAATTTCACCAGTAGGACCAAGAATGCACTATTCTTCAGGATCTGTGATTTGGGCTACTGGATTTGATAATGCTGCTAATAACGATTTCATTATTGATACTGGCACTGGGACACAGAAATTAAGATTAACTCCAACAGGTGATCTGTATATTGCAGGAAAATTTTATGCAGCTAATGGTATCGAAATACCAGTTGGGGAATCTATCACGGGAAATTTAATTGGTAACGTTACAGGCCAAGTAAGCGATATATCTAATCACGATACTGATGGTTTATCAGAAGGTACATCCAATCTCTTTTTCACCACAGCAAGAGCTAGAGCTTCGTTAGTTGCCGGAACCGGAGTTACATACGCTAGCTCAACTGGAACTATAAGCATAGGACAAGCTGTATCAACAGTATCTAACGTAACATTTAACAAAGTGACTGCAAACGGCGGTGTTGACATAAATGGTGAACTTATCGCAACTGGCGACGTCACAGCTTTTGGATCTATTTCAGATATTACTATGAAAGAAAACATAGTTCCAATACACAGCGCTTTAGAAAAAGTTTTGCAACTTGGTGGATATACGTTCAACTACAAAGGCAATGACACTCCTATGACTGGCGTTATAGCACAAGAAATTATGAAAGTACTTCCTGGCATCGTATATGAACATGAAAATCCAAAAACAAAAGAAACAATTTATGCAGTTCGACACGGGAATTTAGTTGGGCTTTTAATTGAAGCTATTAAAGAATTAAACGAAAAAGTAGGTAAATAATATGGCCATAAAAGCCTTTGGCTCTGGTTCGCTTACATTCACCGAAATTGAAGCAGAATACGATAACACTAAGCCATATAGTTTGTCAGAATTTTATGCGGCAGGACCAAACATTCCTGCTTCTGGCACGATAAGGTTTAGTGATTTTTATGGCACCTCTGCTGTACAAATAATCCTAGGATCAGACATCGTTTCAGCTTATGACCCTCAAATAAATGGGTGTGACAACATTAAAAATTGCGACTTGTGGGCATTGTTAACTAGTATAGGCGCTACTGACCCAACTTTGCGCTACGACTTAACTATTCCAGCAAACGTATGGCTTTGGGCGGATGCTACAAACAATTCAGGATTAACTATTCCAGCAAATATGACTGGCGACATAATTATTCGAAACGATGGCAACATTGTTGGTATGGGTGGTAAAGGCGGAAACAGCAGTCAGGCAGGTCTAGCCGGTGGTACTGCAATAAAAATATTAACAGGCGCAGGTGTTACAATCATTAATAGCGCAAATGCATTTATTGCTGGCGGTGGTGGCGGTGGTGAAGGTTCGCGTGGTGCTGGCGGTGGCGGTGCTGGTGGCGGTGCAGGGGGATCGGGGTCTGGTACGGATCGTAATGGTCCCGGCGGAATTGGTGGAACTCTATGCATTGCAGGGGCCCCCGGTGGTGGTGGATCCCAAGCTGGTGGAGGCCGAGGCGGTGGTGCAGGCGGTGGCGGCGGTGGTGCCGATAATGAAGGCGGTTGTGAAGATAGTGGCGCAGGTGGCGGCGGCGGTGGAGGTAGAATACTTCCCGGTGTTGGTGGTGCAGGTGGCGGCGGTGAAGCTGGCGAAAACGGTGGCGCTGGTGGATCAGGAAATAATCCAGGGTCAAACTCTATTAGTAATGGTGGATACGGTGGCGGAGGCTGGGGAGAATCCGGTGGTGGACCAAGCGGTGGTACAGCCGGTTTTGCTATAGAAAGCAGAGTTGCTGGGATTTTAACTGTTTCAAACACAGGTAATATTTGGGGAATAGCTTAATGGATTTAAAAAAATTCTTAGAAGATAATGACGCTAGATGGTGTAAAGCCGCTTTAATATATGCTGATCGTTATATACCAAAAGATTTAGATAATGTTGCCGCAGGCGAAAAATGGATGAATGCAGATCATTTATTCATGGAGCGTTTTAAAGCTATTTCAGACGAAATTGGAGAACCAATGACAGTGGTTTCTTTAAAAGATGCAATGGGTATTGTAAAACTAAGAAAAACAAGGCCCGAGGTCGTGGCTAAATCTGGTAATTTAAAAGCAACAGATGAATATAGATTAGCTAGAACAACAGATAACGCAACACTATTTTTAGGTACCTTGGAAGAAGTTAATAATACTGATATAGTGATATATGATGATGACGCATGGTGGTTTGCAAAAGGTATTAACGGAAAAATATTAAACAACGAAGAAGAAGCATCAGTATATAAAAACGCCGTTGTAGTTCAGAGAAAATACTATGACGCTGAAGATGACCTTACTTCGTGGATAGCTGTATAAACGCAAACAGCAGTAGAGTAAATAAACTTGTCAGCGCACCCTATAGCTCTAGTTGTTGTGTAATGAATTTATAAATAAAATTAATTATGAGTTTTAAATTATGGCCAGTGATATGTTTGTTTTATAAATATAAGAAAAAAGGTTAACTAGATATGACAAAAATTGCAGATCTTGGAAGTATTTCCGGTGATAAAACAGACTCCAGGGATCTTTTTGTTACAGTTAACTTAGCTCAAGGTGATAACGGCACGAAAAACATCACGAGGGCAGAGCTAACCCAAGCACTTCAAAAAGAAACTTTTGATGATATTAAGATTTCAGGCGGGGCTATAAGTGACACGCTAATCAATGATCCAAATATAACAATTGCTAATTCGTTAACCGACGATGTAGATGGTA